ATGATATGAAAACTATTATCGACCAACTTTGTCGCTGTTATAGCCATAATTAACTTCTAGGTGAACCTACTGCTGTAGCAATTCCACCTGCTACTGTAATTTCATCTCCTGGTGCTTTTTCAATAATGATTGAATCACCAGCACTATGTAAATAAACTTCTCCTAAGGTTACAGCACCACCGTCTTCTTTTACAGTAATTGTTTGAGTTCCGCTTGTTGCAGTCACTCTTACAAACTGTGCTCTTCCTATATCGTCAGCACTAGGATTAGTTACTTTTGCACCTTTTGCAATAATTGTTGACATTTATTTTTCTCCTAATTGTTCTAAAATTTCTTTATCAATGTATTCATAAAATTTTTCTATATTAATATTATGAAACTCCGCTACTTTTGCTACAGCGTTTTCAAATTTATCAATGATATTACCTGTTTCCTGTTCAATAAGTTTAAATACATCACTTACAGCCTCTTTCATAAGAGGAGATAACTCATTAAAACTTTTTGAATCTAATGATAGATTCTCTTTAATTATTTTACTGACTTGCATCCTCAGTTCCTTGAGTTAAATCAATTTGTGCCTCACCATCGTTATTAAATGTTGGTGATACAGAACCATCAGGATTAAATGTTCCAGGATCTGCAATTGCTGGTTTAGGATCACTAAAAGGTTGTTCTGTAGTTCCATTAAATAAACTACTTGCAATATCTTTTCTATGATTATCTAAAGCATCTCCAACTTTTACTCTTAATGCATCTTTAAATGCATCCCCTGCAGCAGAATTATTTCCACTTGCAATGTTGTCTATAAAGTTTTTTACTTCTTCACTCATTTTTTACTCCTATGTTATAGTGTCATCATTGTTTGTAACTTGAGCCATTGGGTCCTGAATAATACCATCTTTAATTTCTTTTTTAATTTGTTTATCCATTTCTTCAATTTCTCTTTCATTTTGTTTTAATACGTGTTTTCTAACGTAACTTACTGAGAAAAATTTACCAATGTAATCTCTCATTTCATTTGCTAATGCTAATCGTTCTCTTAACAATTCTGTTTGTTTTAGTTCAGCAAAGTGACCATCTTGTAAGAAATCATATTGTAAACAATCTCTAACTTCTAACCAATCTTGTTCTGCAATAATACCTTTTAATACTAATTGTGTTCTTAAAATATCATTAAAAAGTTCTGTAAACTTCTTTCTTAATCTTTGTACAAACTTAGTAAATTTAAGTTCATCTCTTGTTATTTCAGAAGCTCTACCTAAATTAAAACCTTGAGATGATTCTAATCTACTTACAGGAACATTTAAAGAACGATATAATTTTGCTCTAAAATATTCTATATCAGTAATCTCACCTAAGTTTTGACCGCCAGGTAATGTAGAAATATCAGTTCCTCGACCACCTTCTCTACTTGGTAACCAAAAGTCTTCTAACATTGACATATAGTTTCTGTCATCTCTAATCTCACCTGTACTTGCATCATAGACAAGTTTGTTTCTATATCTTGCCATAACATCTCTTAGATATTGTTCAGCTTTTACTTTAGGTAAATTACCAACATCAATCTTAAAGATTCTTCTTTCTGGCGCTCTTGCTATTCTGTAAATAACAGCAGCATCTTCAATCATTCTTAATTGATTAACAGGTTTAATTGCCTTATGTAAATAAGACAATACCATATTTTTATTTTGATCAATTAATCCTGATGGACAAAATGCAATTGTATCTGGTGCAATTTTTATACCAGCTTGTCCAGTTGTACCTGACAAACCTCTTTCATTGTACAAAAAGTATTCCACATATTCATCAACAACAGCTAAACTGTTTAATGCTGATGGCATTGGAGTATCAGGTCTTTTCTTTCTGATTTCTCTAATCTTTTTAATTTTTCTTGGATCAATATATTTTAATTCAGTAATTCCTTTTTTAGGACTTTCTCTATCAATTACTTTTTGATAAAATATACGACCATCGACATACCATCTTCTAAAGATGTCGTGTCCTTTTGTATTAAAGTTCATCAACTTCAATACTTCTCTAAACTCGTCTTCTATTTTTCTTCTTACATCTTTTCCATAAGGTAAGTCTGTAAGATTAATTCTAACTGCGTCTTTTAATTCATTTGCGACAATCGCTTCATTGACAATATCTTCTATTGCCATATCACATTCAGGGTGTATTGCTATTTCTCTATATCTACGAATAAGGTCCTGCTCTGTTTTTGCAGTACCTTCCATATCCAAATAAGAACCAAAATAACCTCCAGCATTGACCGTTTGTGTACCGTCATCAGCTTGAGCTGTTGTAAAAGCTTGTTTTGGATCAGCTTGTTTTTTAAGTCGTGTTATCGAAAAGCCGAATAATTCTGCCATTATGTATCTCCTTGTACTACTACTTATAAGGGATTAAAAAGAGGGGCTCGAAAGCCCCTCTGATTAAATATTAAGTTGTAGTATTTGTTTCAAAGTATTGGTACTCAAACGTAACTTCAAATTGTTCAATCACACCTTGTTCTTCATAATCTAGTGGGATTGCTGCAATTGTTGTTGGGAAAGCACCTCTTAAAGTATAAGACTTAATAGTGTTACCGTTTCTGTCTAAGTGATCTAAAAACGCATCCACTTGATAGTCAACAGGATTTGTTAATCCTTCATTATCAGTCATATTATTGATACCGTTCTGCCATCTTTCAAAAGCATTTCTTAACTTAAAGTTAGTATCATTATAGACTGTAACTGACCAACTAGGGATAGTTCTATCACCAGCAATTTTAACAGCTCTTCCTCTAAATGGAACATTGATGTTTGCTATTTCCATTGATGGTAGAGATGTTGCTCGACATAAAAACGCTAGTTCTTCTATTTCGCCGCCAACTTGTGCGTAACCAGGAAAAGGCATTGTTACCTTAAACTGATTGGCTCTTGCGCCACCGCCAGCAAGTTTAGCTTTGAAGTCATTAATGTTAGGCATTGTTTATTTCTCCTTCTCTACTATTATCCGCCAGCGACCTCTTCAAAGGCCACTCCAGTTCTGGTTGCAACAAACGATAGTGTGATAAAGTTGATACTTCTTGCAGGTTTCACAAAGATTTCTGCAATAAATTCATTTCTATCAATTACTTCGCCTGTGTTATTAGTTTCATCACATACTACTAAAAAGTCTGTGATACCACGTCTTCCTTGTACTTCTCTTAGGAAAGGCTCTACAATGTTTCTAAAGTTCGCTCTTGTAAATTCATCATTGAATTCAAACAATTGGAATTTAGAAGCAGTTGCAATCGCTTTTTCTAATACGATAAACAATCTTCTTACGTTGATTCTATCGAAAGCACTTGGTGAAGACAATCCAGTTTTATCACCAAAAAGAATTGTACCTTGACCTGGGAAAGTAGCCACAGGATTGATTCTTGCAGGATACAATTGATCTCTTTGTGCTTTAGTTGGATTATACGCTAATTTAACTGCGCCTCTGACGATACCTCTGTTGAAACCAGCAGGTGAGTACCATGCATCAGCAACTAAATCAGTTCTTGCAGCTAGACCAGCAATATCACCATTTAATGGTACAAATCTATATACGTCATTGTATCTGTCGTAACAATATTTGTAACCACTATCAAATACAACATAACTAGATGATCTAATGCTGTTGAAAAAACCAATAACATTAGTTGTTTGTGTATTTGAATTAGCGATGTTAACTACATCTGATCTTTGTGGTGAAGCAAACACGATTGCGTCTTTTCTTTCTTCAGCAATTGTGATAAGATTATCAACGTGTGTTGTACTTCCACTTGGACCAGCAATGATTAACCCTACATCTACAGTTTCAGCATCTTGGAATTTTTCATATGCTGTTTTTAGTTCTGCATCTGTTACAGTTGAACCATTTGAACCACCAGATAACGATTCTGAAGTAGGAATATTAACTGAAGTGAAAGTTGTTCCACTTGCATTACTTCCCCAATTAGTTCCAGAAGTGTTGTGATCCATCCAATAAATGTAATTAGATTTGTTTTTAATTACAGTTGGATAGTAGTTAGTGTCTCCTTGTGGAGTTTTTGCGTCAGCCGCTTTTGATAAATTAGAAAATGTTTCAATTACTTCGCCTGGAGTACCAGTAATACCACCATCTTCATCAACGACTACAACGTGTATCTCATCGCCTGATCCGTTTCTATTTGAAACATATGGTGAAGTTCCTGGAGCGCCATTTACTGAATCGTAATATCTCCATCTTCTTTTGATTTTAGAATTATCAACAACAACTCTTTTTAATCCTCCAGCACCTCTAGGATGTTGAACGATTGTTAAAGTTTCAGAATTAATTGCAGTGATTCTATAAAAATCTCCGTCATTAAAATCTTCAGTTGCTGCAGTTGTTGAAAACTGAATAATATCTCCAACATTAAAGTTACTTCCTTCATCAACTGCAATAGTAGTATTTCCTACTGAATTAGTTGTTGAATCTGAAGCAACCTGTGATGCAGATACTTGTTCATAAGCAGTTGCACTAGGACAAGTTGCAACAAGTAAATTGTTACCCCAAGCTCCTGCTGATCTTGCAGCAAAAGTTCCTACTACGCCTTGTCCGCTTTCATAATTATTTTCATAGTCATCTGTGTTTTTTACTAACACGCTTGATCCTGCGCTGTTAGCATTTGTCAAAGATGAGTTGGTAGCTCGTACTACTCTTAAAGCGTTAGAGTATGCTAAGAAGTTAGCAGCGCTGAAAAAATACTCAAAGTTTGTTGAGTCTGGTTTTCCAAACGTATCTACTAATTCTTGTTCACTAGAAATTGCTACGATTTCGTCAACTGGTCCTCTTGCAAATTGACCTGCAAAAGCTCCAATAGAAGTTGATACCGCAGGAATAATTCTACTTAAATCTTTTTCCTGTACGAGAACACCTGGTGATACTTGAAATGCCATCGGTTGTTTCTCCTCTTAATTAGCTAATTAACATTTTTAATTTTTCAAAATCCATAAGTTTTCTTATGACCATAGTCAAACTTTATCAGTTGTAGATATTTATAATAACCCAAAATTGTAAATTTATTGACCTTTTCTTACTGCAGGGAACCATCGAGTACCATACTCATCTACAGTTTCTTCGTTCATAGGGTCACTATTAATACCATCATCTACAAACCCAAATGGTGCCATATCTTGTTCAATTAGATTTTGTTGTTCCATATACATTTGATTACGTATATTAGAGTCCGATAACTCTTTAAAATAGGGTTGATTTGACAACCATCCAAATATGACTAAACACATTACTAAGTCATCATTACAACCTTCTTCCGCCATCCAACTATTTCCTCTACGTGAAAATGTCGATATTTCTTCAATGATACTAAAATCATTGACTTGTATCTTATCTCCCTCCATAAGCGTCTTAAAATTCGCACAACCCACCTTTTTTATTTGTTTTGTCATTCTTACCCCTAGTGATGTACCTCGACCACTAAACATCGCCCCTAAGATTTGACCCGCTCGACCCTTTTGAGTCGTCATTAAGATATTAGGGTATTCTAACTCAAAGTGCATTGCTTCGGCGATGGATTGACCTAGATCATTGACTTCAATTAATGTATGCGCTTCATTATACGCCTTTGCCGTTTGACTAATAATATTAGGAAAGACAAATGGTTTGACTTCATTGTTCTTATAGGTACAAACGACTTCATAAGGTATCTTTCGACTTTCATCTTTTGTTACATCTAATATAATAAACGCAGAGTAATCTTTGTTTGTGCCTCTCGCCACGTCAACACAACATACATACATATTTCCTTTGATAGGTTTCTTAAACATCTTTAATCCATTTTTAGATTGTAACGGATCAGCGTATGGTGTGTTTTTAATTTTTGCTGGTGAGATGAGGGTATCAACTGAGCCCAAAAACTCGCATTCAAATTCCTGCTGAAACTGCTCTTCACTTGTATTACGAATGGTCATCTCTTTCCAAGCTTCATCTCGTCCTGGAACTTCTGACCAATGAACTTCTATAGGCACATAATCATTTCTTTTATTAATCGCATCAATCCATAATTTGTAATATTGATTCATACCATGTGGTGTGGATACAATAATCATCTTGGTTCTTTTACCAGATGAGATCGTAGGATAAACTGAACTAAAAAACATTTCTGCGATATTCGCAGGTACGAAAGCAAACTCGTCTAAGAATATAATGTTAAATGAACCTCCTCGAATAGCGGAACTTGAAGTCGCCGCTGCCACAATCGTTGATTTATTTTCTAACTCTATATTCCCTTTATTCCAATTGATGATACCTTGTTGTAACCATTTAGGTAAATTTTCATAAGCAAGTTGTAGTCTTCCTAATATATCTCTTGCAGTAGAACTTTTGTTTGCCAAAATAGCGATGTTTGAATTAGGATTAAATAAAGCGTAATGTAAAAGATATGAAATTGTTGTAGTTGATTTACCGGATTGTCTAGGTAATTTACATATCGTAAATCGGTTATCGTGTATTGTTGTAACTATCTTTTTTTGAAAGTCATACATCTTAAATGGCACTAAACCTTCATCAAGTGATACAATACGAACATAGTTTTCCATAAAGTATAATGGATCCTTTGAACACTTTTGGTATTCTTCAATCTGTTCTTTGGTAAACTCAACAGGTGTGTTTACACGCTTCAGATTCGGATTTCCTAAATACGCTTCATTATTACTCATTTACGATTGCCTCTATGTGAGTATATCCAAGTCTTTTTGCTTGTGTAACTCTTTGATTGCCTTTCATTACACTATATAGTTTTTCTTTATACAGTGACCCGCTGGCGCCATATCGTTGTGTGGAACTAATCTTGTGTTTAAATACTTCAATAGGATTATTCATTATATCTTTTATGTCTTCAACGCCATCAGTTAATTTAGGATTATACTTTTCGTAATAACGATTATAAGTCAAATCACTTATCTTCAGTGTCGTCTTTTTTGGGTGTGATGTCTTTGACTTTAGTATCTTCATCTTTCTTCAACATCTTTTGTAACTCTGCTGTAGAGCCTACAAAGAGAGCATTCTTAATATTATTATTTGCTGTTTTAGGTAATTCTTTTAAGTCTTTGAGTTTCTTTTGTAAGTCTTGTAACTTATCTACTGTACTTGCAACTTGTCCTATGAGTTGACCAGCGACTTCGTATGCTCTTGGGTGTTGTCCCTCTCTAGCAATATCAAGTATTCCATCAATCGCCTCCTGTCCACGTTCAATTAGATTATAATAGTTTTCTCTGCTGTATTTGTAGTCATTATCTACATCAGCTTTACTATCATCTTCTCTACGTGGAACAGCAGGCTTAAAGTCTTGTTTGATTATTTCTTTTTTAGGCTCAGGATTACCAATGCCTAATATCTCATTTACTTTGTCTTCTAACTTACTCATAATATAATACTTATAGTATAATTAAATATTGTTTTCTTGTTCAGCTTTGAAAGCCGCATAAGCATCTTTTACATCTTGTGTCCAGACTGCATTACATACTGCTTGAACTTCTGGAAGTTCATTAGATATATCTGCATCTGGAGTTAAAGCATGTCTATGATACTTTCTGGATAGTTCTTCACCATCTTCCATAACTACAATATCTGTTCGCACTTGAACTGATTTGTATTTTCCGACCACTTCGATTTTACCAATCTGTGTCTCCTTAGTTATTGCCATAGTTTTCTCCTATTGTTGTTAAATTGTAAAATAAATTCCACTAACTTTTAATGCTGTTGTGCCAGAACTTGAACCACAAGGAGATAAAGTTAATCTTGTATTTCCTATAGATGCAAAACCTTGCCTTGAAATTATGTCTATATCTTCTGTTGTTACAGTAGAAGTTCCTCCATAAGTACCAGTAAAAGGTAAACCACTAAATTGAACATAACTAGAAACTACTAAGTCTGCATTAGTACATTCAGCTAAAAAATATAAAGCAACTGTATTTCCAATTTTTATATATTTTCCTGTATAAGTTATACCTGTTCCACTAATACTTCCAGCAGCTACAGTAGGTGTCCAAGTTCCTTCTTCGTAATCGTCTAATAAGTTAGCAGCCGTAGCAGTTGTTGTTCCTAAATAAATTCCTCTGCCTGATTGTGGGAATAATATACTTCCTTGATTTCTTACAATGGTTACGTTTGTATCGCCTAAAGTAACTTCATTGGTAGCTGTTGCCGATGAAGGTTCTGCATCATAACCTATTAAAGTTAGATTTGAACCTGTGGTAACACTTGAACCAGCACTATGTCCTAATGCTGTATTTTGACCACCTGTACTACTAAAAAGTGAACAAGTACCTACTACTGTATTATCAGATGCTGTTGTGTTGGAATATAAAGCATTATATCCCACTACTGTGTTATTACCACCTGTTGTATTAGCATACAGTGAATTACTTCCAACTGAAGTATTACGAAAACCTGTAGTATTGGCATATTGTGAACAAGCACCTATACCTACGCCTAAATTATTGGTTGTGTTAGCACGAAGTGCACAAAAACCAAGTGCTGTATTACAAGTACCTGTAGTATTAGCAAAAAGTGATAAAACACCTACTGCTGTATTATGAGTACCTGTGGTGTTACATCTCATAGCACTTGAACCCATTACTGTATTTGAATCACCTGTTGAATTAGCATAAAGTGAACATACACCGATTGCTGTATTACCAGCACCTGTCGTATTAGTACAAAGTGAAGTATAACCTACTGCTACGTTACTGGAAGCTGTTGTGTTTTCTCTTAAAGCTGATTGACCTATTGCTGTATTACAGCTACCTGTTGTATTAGCACATAAAGATGTTGCACCTACTACTGTGTTTAGAGTACCCTCTGTATTAGCAGTAAGTGATCTATAACCTACTGATGTATTATTTGCACCTGTCGTATTACAAGCAAGTGATATAACACCTACTGCGGTGTTATTGGAAGCTGTGGTGTTTTTTTGTAAAGATGCTTGACCTATTGCTACGTTAAAAGCACCTGTTGTGTTATAATAAAATGCTTGGTCTCCGATAGAAGTATTTTGTCCTCCTGTAGTAGTTGTAATTCCATTAGCATAACCTACAAATGTATTTTGATCAGCTGTGGTTTGATTTCTTCCAGCTTGGTTACCTAATGCTGTATTTTGTATTCCTGTAGTATTAGTTCTTAAAGAGAGATAACCTACTGCTGTGTTGTTTGTACCTGTCGTATTAGAAAAAAGTGAACAAAAACCGACTGCTGTGTTGTTGTTAGCGGTGGTGTTGCAAAATAATGATAGAGAACCTAAAGCTGTATTACAACCACCTGTGTTATTAGCAAACATTGAACCACATCCAATTGCGATGTTGAAGGAAGCGGTATCATTATTAACTAAAGCAAATGTACCTAATGACGTATTAGCCGTGCCTGTCGTATTCCCAAAAAGTGAACAAAAACCTACTGCTGTGTTCCTGTTGGCAGTTGTGTTACAATATAATGCTCTGTAACCTATTCCCACATTGTCAGCACCTGTTGTGTTGAAACCTAAAGTACTAACACCCATAGCTACATTAAGATTTCCTGTGGTAGTGCTACCAAGTGCTGAAGTACCAACTGCTGTATTATTAGAAGTTTCGTTTTTAGCTAGAGAATTAGTACCTAATGCTGTGTTGTTTACACCAGTAGTATTAGAACATAGTGTGTTTCTTCCCAATGCTACATTATTAATACCTATGGTATTAGCACAAAGTGCTATGTAACCTACTGCGGTGTTACAAGAACCTGTGTCGTTAGAACATAAAGCACTTCTACCAATAGCAGTATTGAGTGTCCCTGTCGTATTAGCACAAAGTGTTAGATAACCTACTGCGGTGTTATTAGATGCTGTGTTTGCTTTTAAAGCAGCATAACCTATTGCAACATTATTTACTCCATCAACATTATCACATAAAGCAATATAACCTACTGCTGTGTTTTGTGTACCTGTTGTATTGCTACACATTGAATTATAACCTACTGCAGTGTTGTTGTTAGCCTCGGTATTAGCATAAAGTGATTGAAAACCAACTGCTACGTTTTGAGATCCTGTCGTATTAGCAGTAAGTGAAGTTGTACCTAATGCTGTATTATTATTTCCACTTGTATTAGCATCTAAACTAGAAAAACCTATAGCTACATTTCTAATTCCAGTTTCATTTAAACCTAAAGACAATCTACCAACGGCTGTATTACAACAACCTGTTGTGTTAGAAGTTAAACTATTATGACCTATGGCTGTATTATAATCACCACTTAAACTGCCATCATCTAAAGCACCATCTCCTAAAGCAACGTTTTGTGTACCTACAGGATAATTACCATCGAGTTTGATGGTGCCATTTAAAACAGTGGCGCCTGTAGTGCTAATAGCAATATCACTGGCTAATTTAGCGCCTGTAATGGTGTTGTCTAATAAGTCGGATGCGATTACCGTTCCGTCAGCAATTAGATCCGCATTGATAGCGTTATCTGCAATTACTGTTCCTTTGATTTTACTTAATGCCATGGATTCCTCTCTCTATATTTATATAATTATTCGTCTATATCAGTCACAGAATTGTAATTTTTACCATCATTAAAATCAGTAATAGTTGTTGTAAATCCAAAATCATCATCTGCGTCAGCACTGGTTGGATCTGGTGTTATTGTAATTCTAACTTCTCTACTTTCTGTTTGTGACGTATTTGTATGTAAATCTGTTTGTGTTTCTTTAATTACTTTTTGTGTGGACGCTGGTCCAAACAAATACGTTTTTGCTGTAAATCCTAATGTGTATATTACTGCTCGTCTTTGAGAAAAATCGCCAGTATAATTGTCTTCGTAATTTACATTATTTAAAATTATAGGAACATCTCTTTTAATATTTAATTCTGGTATCGCATTGACAGTCACCGTGTAATCGGGTTGAAAGAATGGTAAGATTTGTTCTATAATTTGTAAACCACTTTCTGCTGTTGCTGTAAATACATTTAAAGTAAAAGATATATTATAAGGTACTGGCGTGTAATTATAATTTAATACTTTTCCATCTATACCGGTTTTAACTGTTTTATATTTTTGAATACGTGTCAGTTTACGAGATGAGTCATAAGCAATACCAGAGATTTCAAAACTCATTCTTGGTAAAGTAATGGAAAATTCTCGTTCTTCTAAACTGGGTTGTTGATCTAATCGAACTAAAAACTTTTCTTTTGGCGCATATGCTAATGGCACTCGAATAGTTTGAATGACATTTCCATTACTATCTTTTCTTTTAATTTGTATGTTATTAAAAATTTGACCAAACGCAATGGTCATTTTACGCATGGATTGATTATAAAAATAAGTACCAAACATTAGAAGCCACCTCCATCCGGTTCACCAAAAGGATTCCTTGAAGTAAAATCAAGTATATCATCAATCGTGGATGCAGTATCAAATCCTGCCTCTGTGTCTAAATCATTATTACTTGCATATAACGATTGAGTTTGAATATTGTAAGTTTCCAATAATAGATAATTATTTTCACCATTAGCGCTATCGTTTTCTAGTAAAATAGCACCAACTTCATTTTCTAAAGATACTTGATGTTGTAATTGATCTAACGTATATTGATCTTCAGCTTCATCTACTTCATTTCTTCCAGTATCTAATCGTTCTGATGAGTACTCCCAACGAGTACAAACTAATTTATAAACTGGTAAATTGCTGAGTTGAAAGAACGGCTCTTGATCTTGGACAAACTTAATTTCAAAAAAACTATTCATCAATGGCATGTAAAGAATATCACCTTCATTTGGACGACCTTCTTTAATT